AGGTTCAACATCCTTATACCTAACATTAAAAGTCTTACCCCAAACTATCTTACCTTTATCTCCAAAGTCTATTTCCTGTGCACCTCTGTGAAGCATAATTTTTTTAAGGTGTTGCATGTGTAACTGTTTTTCAGTCTTGCAAACTTTTTCTTGATCCCTGAGTTGAACATACATTTTTGTTAGTTCCTCTATCTCTTCATCAGAATCAATAGAAACTCTATCTACCATTGCCTTGTGTTTCTCTGAAAGAAACTGATCAAGATCAACTTTATATTGCTCTTCAACTCCTGGTTCTAGATGCGAGACTAGTCTGTAAGCATCGTTCTGGTTTAGTTCCCTGCCTTCATTCTTTAATATCTCTCTTGCC